GACGATTGGCTGAATTTCTTGGATATAAGACTCCAAATAAAACTCCATCTGTTGTTAAGTTAAAAGTTACTACTGATATACTTGCTAATGATGATGGCACTCCTGATTATGGTCATGCTAATGTAACTCAATTTACAAGTGGATTACAAATTCAATCCAATATAGATAGTGAATTATTGTTTGAAACTACTGGAGAAATTGATTTTAGTATATCGGGTTCACCTGATACGCCATCAATAAGCGCTCCAAATTTAGATACGAATGGCGAAGCCGATACTTATACTTTAACCCGATATGTTCAAGCAATATCTGCTCAAACTAAAACAAAATCATTTACCATTACGAGTCCTACTAAATTTTTAGAATTGGATTTAGGTGAAGATAATGTTATTGAAATATTAAATTGCACAGATTCATCAGGGGAAAAATGGTACGAGGTTGATTACCTTTCACAGGAAAGAATTTTAAAAGAAACATATTATAATGATGCTGATTCAACCCGAGGAACTGGTTATGATCAAGGGGATATATCAGGTTCTTCCTTAATATCAATACCTTATACATTAGATTATATCAATACGAATAAAAAGTTTGTAACTAATTTTGACGTAGATACTAATTCAACTAAATTAATGTTTGGTAATGGATTATATAAATACAATGTAACGGGTTCTTCTAATTCAAGTATATTTACCACAATACAACAAGTCGGTTTAACTCTAAATGGGGATCCATTGAATTCAATCAATGCTCCTATAAGTGATTTTGGAACGAATAATTTAAATATGGGTGAGACTCCAGCAAATACAATTTTAACTATCAAGTATAGAGTAGGTGGTGGACCTGACTCAAATGCACAAGTTGGTGAATTAACCACCATAGCTGATGGAACTACGGGAATAACCGTAACGAATGATGAACCTGCAACTGGTGGAACTGATGGTCAAACCGTTGAAGAAATCAGACATAATGCTAAATCATTTTTTGCTTCACAGAATAGATGTGTTACTCGTCAAGACTATCAAGCCAGAATATTAAATCTTCCAGCGAAGTTTGGTAATATTGCTAAATGTTATGTAGAAAGAGTTGATGATGATGGTGGGTTATTTGTAAGTACATTATCGTATAATCAAAATAAACAATTAGTTCAAACTCCTGAATTAGTATTAAAAAATATAATGACTTATTTGAATCAATATCGAATGATTAATGACCATTTAGATTTTGGATTTACTTTAGATGGTAGTGGTGATGATGTTTTATTTTCTGGATACAAGGTTAACTTTGGAGTTAAGTTTGAGGTAAACTCAGACAGAAGAGTTAACCCAAGTGATGTAAAAATACAAGTCATCAATACCATAAAGGATTTCTTTAAAATAGAAAGAATGCAATTCAGACAATCAATTAATATGAATGATTTACAATATAATATATTAGGATTAGAGGGTGTGATTGGCATTAAAGAATTAAAACTTTTCCAAACAGGAGAAGGTCATGATAGAAATATGGCTTACTATCAAAAAGGTGGTGATGTAATAACTGGAGACCCAGGGGGCGAAAATGGTTATGGATTTATGTATAATTTTGAAAACGCAGACCTTGAAGAAAATGGAATAATCAAACCATCATTAACTCCATCTGTATTTGAATTAAGAAATCCTAATCAAGACATTTATGGGAAGGTAGTATAATGCATAGATATTTTTTTACAACTAAAGATGCTTTTATTAATAGTGGTTCAAACTCAATTACTGGCGAAGACTTTAAGGATAAGAACACGGGACAAGATGAGATATTGGAATTAAAGAAAGTATTTTTCAATAAAGACTTCAGTTATAATACACGAGTATTGGTTCAGTTTGATACTGATGAAATAGAAAGCTACATTAGTTCATCTGTTTTACCAAATGACTATAAGTTAAACCTTAGACTTTATGAAACAGAAGGGACAAGTGGATTAAGTGAAACTTATACTATTGTTGCTAATCCATTAAGTGAATCGTGGGATGAGGGTGTTGGTAAAGAAGCAGATGAACCAAAAACTACAGAAGGAGTTAGTTGGAAATATAGACAAAACAGAGAAGGTGTTGGTGCTAAAGCGGTTGAATGGCTTAATAGATATCCAACTGGTGAAGCCGCTGGATATGCAACTTCCAGTATTGACATAACTGCTTTGGCTGCATCTTTGGTAGATGGAGAAGATAGGGAATTAAAAGTTCACAATCCAAGTGCAAAATATCCTGAGCAAGATATTTATCTATTTCACATTTTAGCAAGTCAAATATCTAGTCAAAATGTCACTGCAAGTTTTGCCGGTACATTTGGATATCTAGCCGCGGAATCTGGTTCAGTTGATGAAATAGGTGATCAATTAAAAAACACTATAAACCTATTTCAACATGGTGGTATATTTTCACCAACAGTAGGTGGTTCAAATGTTGGTATAAGCTCCACCAGTACTATAAACAATCCATATCATAATAGATTGGATCGGGATGGTGGTGGGAATGTACCTTTGAGTGCTTCTTATGTCACATCTACAAATACATTAATTATAAGTGCTAGTAAAAAAGGAAGTGATTACAATGATATGTTTATTTGTACTGGTTCTTACAACGAATCAAGTTCAGTTGCTACATTTACTGGTGGACAAGGTGAAATAATTAATGGTGCTGGTGGTAATTATATTCGAACTATACAAGCATCACAATCCTTTTCAGCTGAATCACCAGATATCGATATGGATATAACTTCTATTGTTAAAACATGGTTTAGTAGCGCAAATAAAAACTATGGATTACTATTAAGACTATCGGGTAGTAGTGCCTTCTATCAGAATAATCCAGGTGGTGACTATGAGTTATCTTCTGGTAGTTTTGAAGATTTGAAATTTTTCTCAAGACAAACTAATACAATATATTCACCGAAGATTGAATTAAAGTGGGATGACCATTTACCAGCAACAGGTAGTAATACGGGTAGCTTGACTTCCTTAGACCTTTCGGGCAATAGTGAGAACTACCTATACCCTATACACTTACGAGAAGCATATAAAGAAACAGAAAAGGTAAAGTTTAGGTTTGGTGCGAGAAAAAGATATATCGATAAGAGTTTCAGTACATCCGTACAAACCGTTAGTGGTAGTTATTTTGCTGAAGGTTCTGCATCTTATTCAATTATTGATATGGCAACCAATGAGTCTATGGTGCCATTTAGTGCCTACACGACTATGAGTTGTGATACCGTGTCTCCGTATTTTACACAAGACTTAAATGGTTTTGAACCAAATCGCGCGTATAAAATAATGATTAAAGTCAATCATAATGATGGACAAAAAATAATATACGATGACGATTTCGAATTTATCTTGAGGGTTTAATCATGGCATATGGTAGAGACCAGGATAATGCACCCCTAACGATATACGGATGTACGGATAAAACTGCTACAAATTACAATCCAAATGCTACAAAAGATGATGGTTCTTGTACATATGTATATGAAGAAGATACCGTACCTCAAAATCCAGTAGTTGAAGTTGGGATGGTGGCCACACTTGAAGATGGTTGGTATTTTGCTAGTATACAAATGGAATATCTTTTACCAGATTTGAATAATCCATATGAAGGTCCTTATCATTTAATGCAAGATGGTACTTATATGGCTGGGGAAGGTGTGTTGAATGCCAGTCATACGATAAATCCAAAGGATATTATTATTCAAGACTATTCAGCTGCATCCACGGATTCGGCTGACGTGGAAGATGATATTGAAGAAGAAATGCCAGTTGTTGACTATGAAACCATTCAAGACGTTAGAGAAATAGTAAGTGATGTATTTTATAAACTTTGGTTTGAAGATTATACATTAACCGATGAACAAATTCTTTCAATGCAAACAACCATTCGTGATGGTAAAAAACAAATAGCAGGGAAAGACGGAAGAGCAGAAGGTGAACCATTAGTATTTTATAAAAAAGATAGGAATACATTAGAGAATAGAAATGATTTACAAGGTCATAATTTTGAACAAATATGTCAAGATATTTTTGATAATGAACTTCCTAATGATATCATTCCAGACAAATTTACAATAGATGAATTACCTGAAGAATCTACAAATTCACCGGAAGGATATATAGAACCTAATCATTATTGGAATTTAAAAAAATATATAATGCGATATACTAATGGACAAACATCATATGATGTAGTTATTGCCGAAGAATTAATAAAATACCATGATGACCTATTGCCACCAATAGTAGATGATACTGATCCTGTGGAGAGTTCCTAATGGCAATAACTATAAAAGAAAGATATTTCATAAATGTATTAAATTTAAGTCAGTTAACAAAACCTAAAACTGGCACTAAAATAAATCCAGAAAAAGCACGTGAAATATTAGATACAAATATATTTGAATTACTCCCAAACCAAACCACAAGACAAGATCAAATCAATGAGTTTTT